CGCTGCCGAAGTTCAGCAGCGCATTGGCCATGAAGCTCAGGACCGACGTGTTGCCGCTGTTGCTGCTGTCATAGGTGCCGGCGGGAGCGCCGTTCAGAACCGCACGGGTCGTGTGGCTGTCCACCTCGGTGCGCTTGTAGGCGACTTCGCCTTCAAGCCGAACCATGCCCAGGTCGTAACCGATGATGCCATCGACGTCGAACAGGCCATTCTTGTGCCGCGTGGTGACGGCATTGTCGACCGCACCAATATTGATGTCGGTATTCTCGACGATGATGCCGCCGCCTTCGACGCCAACATACCAAGCATTATCCTTGGCGATGGCGGGCGATGCGAGCGCCGTCGTAGCCAAAATGGCCATCATGGCGAATTTACGCATTATGATCCCCTTTTTCCAACCTGGGAGAAGTTCCGGTTACCAAAACACCTAAACCTTCACCAGGGTTCTACGCAAGTGCGCAAAAATGTGGACTGTTGCCGAAATGTCTCGGATTGTGGCTTGTCCGTCCATATTCTGGCCGGTGGTCACAACCCCGCTGACGCACCCTAAACCCCGAAAGACGCATTCGGTTTCATGGCCGCGAAAAAATCGTTACGCGGCGATAATTCCATGTTCCCGCAGCGCAGCGAGAACCGCGTCGATCGCGGTCCGCGCAGGCGCATCGACGGTCGTACCGCCCGCCGGATTTGCGATCGGCGGCCGGCGCGCACCCAGCACCTTGCTGCCCGCGACGACGATCTCGGTCGCGGCGATCGTCCCCACCGCCCAGGCCCCGGCGTGCCAGCGCGCCGGCAGCGCCACGTCGAGTACCCACAGGCACATCCCCTCGAACGGCGCGACGAACCGCCAGCCGCCGTCGGTCCAGCAGGCCAGGCTGTGCGCGTGCCCGGCCCACGCGCCCGACGGGGCGGGACCGACGATCCACCCCTGCCCGGTCGCCGGCGCAGGCGGCGGCACGTCGATCCCGGCCGACGCCACCGCCGGCTGGACCAGCATGTCGATCACGGTCAGCGCCTCGTTGTGGAACAACTCTTTCTGCGCCTGCCCCGCGACCAGCAGGGGCAAGGCCAGGCGCGGCGTGGCATCGGTCATGAGTCCCTCCTCACAGGCTCCAGGTGGCGAGCGCGGGCGCAGACGCGGCATGCGTGCCGATCTGACTGATCGCCGCCATTATGGTCGTATGTGCCGCCAGCCCGTCGGCGGCCTGCAGCGCGGGCCCATACTCATAGGTCGGCGCAGCGCATTCCGCCGTGCGAGTCGCCCCGCCGGGCAGCGTCAGCACGATCCGGTAGCGCTCGGCATCCTCGCCCAGCGGCACGTCGCCCCCGTCGCGCCACGCCCATCCCTACCGGCTGCGCCGCACCCAGGCGAAGCGGAGCGTGCCGTCGGCCAGCCGCATCGCGGTCGGATGCACCGGCGCGGGAGGACGCAGCGCCAGCCCGCCCACCGTGACGGTGGCGGCCACCGCGCCGCCCATGTCGCCCGGGCCCAGCGCCGTCACCAGCGCGCCGCCGCCCACCGCCGCCGCGGGCAGCGCCAGCGGTAGCAGCGTCGCCCGGTCGAGCAGCACGAACCGTTCGCCGATCGCGTGGCTCCCGATCGCGTCCTCGGTCCCGCGGCGGCCGCGCGTCAGCCGGCTGAGCCGGTAACGCCCCGGCCCGGTCTGTTCCGCCGTGCCGAACTGGATCAGCTCGTCGCCCAGCAGCGCGAGATTGGCGCCCGCCACCAGCGCCGCCGCGTCCGCCCCCTGCAACACCATCTCGTCATGCAGCAGCGCGATCTCGACCCAGCCCGCCTGGTCGAACAGCGCCGCGCCGGCGGGGCCCAGCGCGGTCAGCGCGTGGCCGATCACCGCCGGCAGCGCGGTCCGGCCCAGTTCGCGCCAGCTCGCGCCCCCGTCCAGGCTCAGGCTCGCCTCGGCCCGCCGCCAGCCGGGCTGTGTCCCCGCCGCCGCCAGGAACAAGTCCGGGGTCGCCGCCGCCGCATCGTCGAGGCCGGGCAGCTCGATCAGCGCCAGCCGGGTCGCGCCGGCCGCCAGATCGGGCGCGGTGGCGGCACGGCCCGGGTCGATCGGGGGCGTCACGCCGACCGCCGCGGTCTCGCGCCGCAAGCGCAGGCGGAGCACCATCTGCTCCAGCGTCCACCGTGCGGCTCGAATCCCGCGCCCGCGCACGGGGCGGCGCCGCGCATGCGGCGCCTGCGAATATGGTCATGCGGATGCTCCCGGATCGGGGACGAAAAGGGGGCGCGCCTCCGCCGCAGTGGAGCGGAGGCGCGGGCGGCCGGCCGATTACGAGGCCGCGAACTTCATCAGCTTGATCGCCTCCGAATTCACCACCGCGCCGCCGACGCGCTTGACCGCGTAGAAGTGGACGAACGGCTTGTGCGTGAACGGGTCGCGCAGGATCGCGGTCTCCGCCCGCTCGGCGATCAGATAGCCCGCCTTGAAGTTGCCGAACGCGATCGCCAGCGCCCCGGCGGCGATGTCGGGCATGTCCTCGCTCTCGACCACCGGATAGCCGAGCAGCGTGTCGGCCCGCCCCTCGCTCAACCCCGGCTGCCACAGGAAGGCGCCGTCGGTCGTCTTCATCTTGCGGATCACCGACAGCGTGGTCGAATTCATCACGAACGACGCGCCCTGGCGATAGGGCGCGCGCAGCGCCTGGACCAGGTCGATCAGCCGGTCCTGCGGGTTGGTCGCGGCGAACGCCCCGGCCGCGCCCGACGCGACATATTGCAGCGATCCGAACGCGCGCACCGCGTCGTTCTCGTTGGTGGTGGTATAGGTCAGGAAGCCCTTGAGCTTGCTCGTGCCGTTGCCGGCGACGAACGCCTGGCCCTCGGCGCGCGCGAACTCGGTCGCGATCTCGCCCGCCAGCCAGCCCTCGACGTCGAACGCCGCATCGTCGAGCATCGCCTGGCTCGCCGCCGGATTGGCGTAGAGCTCGCCGAACGCGGGCACGATCTCGCGGAAGGTCGGCGTCGCGGTCTCGACCCGCGCGTCGGTCTCGGCCACCCAGCCCGACGGCGTGCCGCCGGTGGTGACGAGCTTGCGATAGCCCGCGGTGCCGACCGTCACGACGTTGGCGATCGCGCGGATCGGGGAGATCGCGGTCAGCGTCCGCCCGATCGTCTCGTCGATCTCGCGCGGCACCGCATAGCCGCCGTCGCCCGCGGCCGCGCCGCTCATGCTCTTGAGCTCGATCCCGCTCTCGACGCCCTTGCGCAGATAGCTTTCGACGAACGCCTTGGCGCCGCTCTCGCCCGGCCGCGCGCCGCTCAGCGCCGGCCGCCCGGCGATCACCGCCGCCTCGTCCAGCCGCGCCTTGAGCTGCGCCATCTCCGCCCGCAGTTCGCCCATCGCCTCGTTCGCCGCCACCGCGTCGAACGACGCCTCCAGCGGATCCCCCGCCGGCATCGCCTTGGTCTCGTACATTCCCGTCTCCTCTGGACAAAAGAAAAGGGCGCCCCGCCGGTATGCGGGACGCCCTTGGGCATCGTGATTGTTCGACGGCCTATTCGCCGGCTCTGCTCTCATCCCCCGGCTCGGGCGGAAGCGCTTCGTCGCCCGGCCCACCCGCCTGACTGTCGGACGGTGGCCCCGCATACGCTTCGCGCAGCAGGATGGCCTCGGGCGACCAGCGCAGCGCTATGCGCTGATAGTTGGCGAAGATGCTGTCATAATAGGTCCACCGGCCGTCCTCGGCGCGCTTCCACCGCTCGCGCTGGATCCAGGTCGCCGCCGCGTTCCAATCGCGGGTGAACGGCCCCCGCATCCACGTCCGATAGATGCGCTCGTCGAGGATGTTGTTCAGGATGCCGATCGAGATCAGCTCGTAATGGTTCAGGTAATCGACCACCATCTGGCGATCGGCCTTGTCTTGATCCGTTTTCGGATTGCTCAGCGGGCCGAAGGCGTTGGCGCGGCGCACGCGCGAGAAGCCCAGCGCCGTCTGCCGGTAATGCTCGGTGGATTCCCGCTTTTCGATCAGGTCGATCGTCGCGCGCCCCCGCGCGACCGAGCGCGTCGTCAGAACGCCCACGACGGCGATGATCGCGGACAACGCCACCAGCGCTGGCGTGATATATATCCGCCCGTCGGGCGGTGAAATGACGCAGACCAACAACCCGATCGCGTGATGCGCGGCATCGGGTCCTGAGCAGTCCAACTTAGTCGCGAACGCCTTCAGTCATGTCCATTCACCTCGATCGCTGCCCGCATAGTACAAGAGTGGACCTGTCCCGGCAAGTTGCGGCCGGAGTACGAACCCTGGATGCTGGCGCCCCTCCCGGCAAAAGCTGAGCATCGGAACGCCGATTTCAAGCCTCCGTTTCCGCCACCGCATGCACCCGCGCCGCAGGCTGCATCGGAAACGTGACCAGGCTCACCTCCACCAGCTCCAGATCGGTCAGCTCGCGCGCGGGCGACGCCAGGGTTGACGTCAACCTTTCGCGCTTGCCCTTCACCCGATAGCCGAAGCTCAATCCCCCGACCGCGCCGTCCTTCAGCAACGCCGCCGCATCGCGCCCGGCCGCCGATCGCGCGGTCAGCCGGCCGATCACGCGCAGGCCGCGATCATCCTCCGCCAGCCGCTCGATCCGCCCGATCGGGGTGGCGGCGTCATGCTGCCACAGCAGCGGCACGCGCGTCGGCCCGGCCGCGACCGCCTGCGCGAACGCGCCCTTGCGGACCACGTCGCCGCCGCGGTCGACCCGGTCGAACAGCGCCGCATAGCCGGCGAACCTCATGCCCCGCGCACCATCGTCACCAGCCCCAGCTTCACCGCCATCCCCATCAGCAGCAGCGCCAGCACGATCCGCACCGCCCAGCCCACCACCGCGTTGCGCGCCGATCTTTTGGCGTCGCGCCACGCCCCCAGCAATTGCCGCAATTCGCCCAGGTCGCCGCGCGCCGCCGGGTCGGCCAGGCCGAGCCGCTCGAGCGCGCGCTCGGCGCCCGCCTCGCTCGCCTCCTCGGCCAGCGCGCGCAGCGTCACCAG